AAAAATACGACTTAGATAAAAAACGTATTGTTAAAAAACGATTAGTTGAGGTTCGTGAAACGGAAAACGGAATACCTTACGAATTTGTTATTCAGAAAAAAGAAACTAAAAAAATACCAAACGCAAACACCAACGAAATAACAAAACTAATCGTTGATTACTTACGTTACGTTTACGGTAGCAAGTCAATAAGACGAATTTCAAGCGAGGGAAAATATAGAGTTGGAATTGGTTACATACGTTCTGAAAATAAAGGACTTTCAGATATCGAAGGTATGGTTAACGGAAAGTTTTTATCTTTGGAGTTGAAGATAGGAAAAGATAAACAACGTGATTCGCAAAAAGCAAGACAAATTGAAGTGGAAAACGATGGAGGAATTTACTACCTTTGTAAATGGATAGACTTCGAAACGTTCCAAACTGAAATACAGAATTTAATACCTATTGAATGAAAGGGAATAAAGTAGCAATTATTGACGTTTACGAAAATGGTATTTTTGTGCGTAAATTAGAATCTGTTTGGACAAATTTGCCAGATTTAAAATTACAATGTACCTTTGAAATAACTACTCAAAAATTAGAATGCAAAACACAAATTGACAAACAGCTTTTTGATTTTATAGAAAATGAAGTTATAAAATTTTTAACGATATGAAAGCAATCAAAACAAAACTAAGCGAGGTTAAATTAAACCCGAACAACCCACGACTAATTAAAGACGACAACTTTAAAAAGTTAGTTCAGTCAATCAAAGACTTTCCCGAAATGCTCGATATTCGACCTATTGTAGTTAACGCTGATATGGTTATTTTGGGCGGTAATATGCGTTTTAAAGCGTGCAAAGAAGCAGGGTTGAAAGAAGTACCGATTATTATTGCTGACAACCTTACTGAAGAACAACAACGAGAATTTTTGATTAAAGATAATGTTTCAGGCGGCGAATGGGATTGGAGTTTACTTGCTGAATGGGACACGGAGCAATTGGAAGAGTGGGGGTTGGATATACCAACTTTTTTAGAAGAAACAGAACAAAAAGATTTATCAAGTACAATAGATAATTTATATCGTATTGAAATTATTTGTAAAGATGAAGAACACCAAGAAAATAGTTATAATAAATTAATTGAGGAGGGTTACGAATGCCGACTTTTGACATTATAAAAGAAGTTAAACCTAAACAAACGTTTAGAGTTGCTTCAGTGATTGGTAAATTTGATTTACAATCTGAAAATATTATTGAACATTTTAAAGGCGATATTGATATTCCTGAAAAATGGCAAATTGGTTTAATAGTTGGTAAAAGTGGAACGGGAAAAACTACAATAGCAAAACAATTATTTGAAAATGCTTATATTACTTCTTATGAATATTTAGCAGAAACAATTTTAGATGATATGCCAAAAGAATGTAGTTTAGAACAAATTACAAATGCTTTTAATTCAGTTGGATTTTCAAGCCCTCCAAGTTGGTTAAAACCTTATTCAGTTTTATCAAACGGACAAAAAATGCGAGTTGATTTGGCACGTGCAATCTTAGAAGAACAAAAGTTTTTTGTGTTTGATGAATTTACTTCCGTTGTTGATAGAAACGTTGCTCAAATTGGTTCGTTTGCAATGCAGAAAGCAATTAGAAAAACAGATAAACAATTTATTGCAGTTACTTGCCATTTTGATGTTCAAGATTGGCTTTTACCCGACTGGGTATTTAATACAGATACAATGACCTTTCAAAGTTTTGAAGGGCAAAAAAAAAATAGACCAAAAATTAAATTTGAAATATTCAATTACCGAGATAAATCAATTTGGAAAATGTTTGCTAAGCACCACTATTTAAGTCACTCACATAATAATGCTGCAAATGTATTTATAGCAACAGTAAATAATGAAATAGCAGGATTTATAAGTGTGTTACATTTTCCACATCCAAAAGTTAAAGATTTAAAGAAAGTACATAGATTAGTTATTTTGCCAGATTATCAAGGAGCAGGATTTGGTATTAAATTTTTAAATGAAATTGGTAATATTTATAAAAAAGAAAAATATAGATTTTCAATAGTAACTTCAGCTCCAGCTTTAATAAATGCTTTGAAAAAAAATATAAATTGGAATTGTATCCATTTTGGTAGAATGTCAGGAGGCCATGGTGGTTTAAAAGAAATGAAAGGTGGTAGTATAAAACGAATTACAGCCTCATTTGAATTAAAATAAACAACGAATAAACAACGAAATGGCAGGTTATAAAGAAATAGAACCAAAATGGGATAAAGGACAAAGCGGAAACCCCAACGGACGCCCAAAAGGTAGTCGTAACCGTTCGACTATTGCACGTCAATGGTTGGAGGCTTCGGAGAAAGTAAAGAACCCTTTAACGCAAGAAACACAAGAACTTTCGCAAGAAGATATTATGACACTTGCATTGATAAATAAAGCACGTAAAGGGGACGTAAACGCTTACAAGGCATTAATGGATTCAGGTTACGGAGCGCCAAAACAAACAAGCGACACAAACGTAAGTATTTCAAACTTTGATATTAAAGAACTAATTAGCTTTGATAAACCTCAACCAGAAATTTAAACAATTATTTACAGATAGCAGGTATTTCATTTGTACTGGCGGTCGTGGTTCTTCAAAGTCGTTCAGCATAAATACGTTTGTTCTTTTGCTAACTTACGAAACAGGACACGTTATTCTATTCACGAGATATACCTTAGTTTCAGCGCATATTTCTATTATTCCAGAGTTTATTGAAAAGATTGAATTATTAGGAAAAGAACACGAGTTTCATATTACCAAAGATGAAATTACCAATTTGGTAACTGGTTCAAAGATAATCTTTAAAGGAATTAAAACAAGTTCTGGAACACAAACGGCAAATCTTAAATCGTTGGCAGGGGTAACTTGTTGGATTTTAGATGAGGCCGAAGAACTTACCGACGAAGATGTTTTCGATAAAATAGATTTATCAATTAGGCATAAAACAAAACAGAATCGAGTTATTTTAATCTTAAATCCTGCAACAAAAGAACACTTTATTTATAATAAATTCTTTGAGCAAAAGGGAGTAAACGAAGCGAGTAACTTAACGAAAAACGATGTAACGTATATTCATACAACCTACGAAGATAACGCCGTAAATCTATCGGAATCGTTCTTAAATCAAATCAATTACATAAAAGAAAACCAACCGAATAAATATAAACACGTTATTTTGGGCGGTTGGTTGGATAAAGCCGAAGGGGTAATTTATTCTAATTGGAAAATAGGAGAATTTGTGCAAACTGACTTGAATTGTTATGGTCAGGATTTCGGATTTTCAGTTGATCCAACTACTTTAATTCACGTTTCAATTGATAATAAGCATAAACGTATTTACGCAAAAGAATTGCTATTTAAAGCAGGTTTAACAACGTCCGATATATTTCTACTTAATTCTAAATTGGTTGCGTTAAACGGCTTAATTGTAGCGGATAGTGCAGAACCACGATTGATTACAGAACTTAAAAGCAAAGGTTTAAACATTAAAGGAATTGAAAAGCCAAAAATTACGGATAGAATTGCACTTGTTCAGGATTACGAATTAATAATTGATGAAAATAGCACGAACTTAATCAAAGAGTTAAACAATTATTCCTGGCACGATAAGAAATCCGAAACACCAATTGACAACTTCAACCACTTACTCGATGCGCTCGGATATGCCGTTTGGGACTTACTTGTAAAGAAAAAAGGAGTTTACGGTATTTTCTAGTGGTACAAAAAACAAAAATTTAATTATACTAATATGAAACTTGAATTAATCGTTCCAACGTCATTAAAAGATATTCCATTAAAATCTTATCAAACATTTGTAAAGATGCGCGAAGCTTCAAACGATGAAGATTTTGTTGCTCAAAAAATGATTGAAATATTTTGCGGAATTGAACTAAAGGATGTTGTTAAAATGCGTTTAACAGATGTTAATGAATTACTCGTTAGATTCAATCAAATCTTTAACGAGAAACCTAAATTTCAGAACCGTTTTAATTTACACGG